CCTTCATGCCCAGACTGAAGGTTTTATACACATCAAGATAATCTAACATAGACACACCTTCAACTACATATTTTGACGTTTGCTTACCAAAATTACCACGGTACACCCGCTGATAGATCGGCTTCATAATTTCGTCATGGACGGGTGAAAATAACCGGGTCGCGTCTTCTCCAAGTATGTTTCTAACTCGATTAATTACATATGGAATATCGAAAACTTCACTAGCCCACCCGGATAAAATATCTGGTCGATCTTTGCAATAAAAGTCTAAAAATTTCTGCAATAATTCGGTTTCAGTCTTACAATGAACATATTTTATGTCATTGGATTTTGGTTTATATTTGTTAATTCCCCACGTAAAATACATTTTTTCAACAGTATCGTAGACCGTAATCACGTTAATCATATGACTAGCTTCTTCCGGTTTTGGAAACTCATCCGGTGAATATGTTTCAATATCAAAAAACCAAATCTTTAAAGGGAATTTACTAAAAGTATCATTTTCATGGCTCTCCCAAAAACTATCAACTAAAAATTGTTGATAGGGGGAAATGTTTTCATAAATTTTATGATCGTTAAGATCTTCAATTTTTTTTCGTCTATCTAATTCACTGTTTGCTACTACTCTGCGGAGCTTTGTGCCGTATAATGATGTTGCATCATAGCGAGTTGAATTTGTTTCATAATAAAAATACGGTCGATATGGGTAGTCAGTTTCAATACGAGTTCCGTTATCGTCCCAAGTAAAGAGTCGCATCACGCGTTGGTTTGGTATGTATGCTAAGTTTCTATACACTAATCATAGTATAAAGAAAATAAATCGATAAATCAACTAATTTTGTTTAAGCGATTAAGATTTTTTCGTCGAGCGTCTGCATATGGAAATGAATATAATTCAGCATAAAATCCAATATTATCTTCCATCCATCGCGATTTCATATACCCTCGAGCTCTTTTTACTTCTTTAGTATATTTTTTTGAATCTTTGGTTAAGAGTTCTATTTGATTTATTAAATCATCCCCGGTTTTAAATTTATGAAACGCAGTGCTATACGTACATAAGTCTTGACAAATAACTGGTATACCCATAGCGCAGGCTTCAATAAATTTTAAATCACTTTTCGCTTTATTAAAATTACTATCTTCAAGCGGCGCATAAAAAACAGTAGCATTCATACTATTTATATAATTAGGGTAATCTACTAAATTTGACCACTGATGATACTCTACTTTCTTTTCTTGAATTAAATCTTTTAACGTTAATGGAAAGCCACCAACAAATACCCATTCAAATTTATCTACTGTTTTCCGTATTACGTCATTAACATGATGGAAATCATCTTTTTGTTTAATTCTATTTTCAATATCAAAATGGGCACCACTCCCGCAATAAACTACTCGAGGTTTCTTTTTAAATTTTTGATAATTATTACGAACATTTTCAAAATTAAAGTAACGATCCATCCAGAATTTTGGAATGAAATTAGGTATAATTGTAACGTTTTTATTGCCTGTTTTTTCTATATAATAATCTTGCATGAATTTATTAGTAACAGTAATCTCGTCACATATTTGCATGATCTCTAGACTCGTTTGTCTAATTTTTGGATCTTCAAATGCAAATCTAAATTTATTATAATGAGGAATATCCTCTTTAAAAATAATATCATCAATTTCATATATAATTTTAAATCCAGCTTCCTTACCTACATCACTTAACCATTTTATATATTTGGCTTGAGTTTCAGTAGCTTGGCGTTGAATACGAACTGTTTTAACTCCTTGATAAAAGTTCTTCTCTCCTATCATCACAGTACCTCCTTGTATGTTTACTTTTGCATAGCAATTAAGTAATAGCTCTGGCCAGATCATTCTCCAGTGTCCACATCCAGAATAGTCAGCATAAAAGTTTAAGGCTCTAGGTAAGTCAGGGGCTGAATGTCCATTGTCCTTAGGTACCGGGGTTGGTTTAGGAATATGGATAGCAGGATTACTTACGCGTGTAGGTGCAAAAGGTAATCGTGCAGTTGTTTGCTGAAATGGTGTAAGCATTATATAAATTTATGTTGAATTGGTAGATAAGTCAACACGGGTCGTGATACTATTCTTTTTTTCGAGCACCACAACTTCGCCAGTTGCCGCCTTAACGGATTCTTTTCTATGAGAAATAATATATATACTTTCTTTGTGGTTATCGACACGGTCTTTAAGTATAGTTAACACTAATTCTACTCCCTTTTCATCTAAGGAACTATCTAATAATTCATCAAACATTAATAAGTTATATGCTACATCTCCTTGTAGTCTTCTCATATCCATAAATGTAAATAAAATAGCAAGATCTATATTTTTTCTCTCAGCTCCAGAGAAATTAAAATATGAACATTCTTGGTTTTTTTCATTAACAATCTCTTCTTCAAAATATTCATTAAATTTACAAACACAATTTGCGTCCATTTTTTGTAAATAAAATAATAATCGATTATTTAGTACATCTAAAATTTTCTTTACTATAAATGACTTGACACCCTCTTCAGATAAAATGTATTTTACAGCTTCAAGTATTGCTAAATCTAAATGTATATTATTTGATCCTTCCTCTAACTCTTGTACTTCTTTTAATTTTATTTTTAATTTATGATCTAATTCTTTTATTTCTAAATTTGTTTCTTTTTCCGCAATTGATTGTAATTCTTTTTTATTTCGATTAAGATCAGTTTTGAGGTTATTAATATATGTCGCCGTTAATTTGTTATTATTATGTACTGTTTTTATAGTAGAAATATATTCATTAAGCTGCAATTCTGCGGAGAGATTGCTCTCCTTAAGGTTGATAATTTCTTTTTGTTGATGCTGTAAGCTCTTAATATCTTGCTCACAGTTATCAATATCTTTTTTAATTTTATTTTTTTCTTCTTTTATACGGCTTCTGTCTTTATTTGTAATTTGCCGTAAACATATAGGACAGGCGTCCTTATCAGTACCAATACTTGTAATTTGTTTCTTATAAAACGTTATTTCAGTCTCGTGTTGAGTAGTCTTAGTTGAAGCAGAACTTAATTGTGCCTGTATTTTGATTAATTTATTTTTTATAGAATCTAATTTCGTTTTACTTTTATTATATAATTCCCTATTAATAGGCTTTATTTTTACGGTATTAATTTCTATATCTTCATTTATAGTCTTTACTCGTTCTTTAATTTTAGCTTTTTGTTCTGTAATATTAATTAAGATTTTATTTTTTTGCTCTTCTAGTAATTTAAAAATATTATTTGCATGATCAAAGTCTTTTGTAATGTGTTCATATTTTTTTTGAACTTCATTATATTCTGATCTTGCACTTAAAAGCATGTCAGAGAAAATTTCTAAATTTAAAATACCTTCAATAAATTTTCGCTTTTCTACTTTCTTTTGAGCCATGAAGGGGAGAGTTGCGTTAAGAGACATTATAACGCAATTTTGAAATACTTCAGGAGAGCAATTAAGTATATTTTTTATTTTCTTACTAGTATTAGGAATAGTACTCTCTGTAACATCTACATCATTTACAAGAAGATAACATTTTGTTGGCTTTAGTTTACGTACTATTTTGTAATTATTATTTTTATTGTTTTCATTTATTGTAAAATGTAGCTCTACATATGTATTTTTTTTATTTATAGAGTTTACAATGAAGTCTTTTGACACTTCTCTTATCGTTTCACCGAAAATAGCAAAGTGTATAGCGTCAGCGATTGTGGATTTACCAACACCATTTCTTCTGTCTTCTTTATCTTTATTAACACCAGTAATTACATTCAACCCTGTTTGAAAGTTAATTTCAATCGGTACCTTTCCTATTGAAAGGAAATTACAAATTTTTACTGATTTAAAGTTTACATATTTCATACAAATCGATTATATAAGTGAACAATTTTGCTTATTATTTGTTGTTTGTCGTCTATATCTAACGACTCGATATATTCAATTATACATTCCTTAATGTTTAGATCACCTAACTCGTTTGTCAGTTCAACATTACCAATATTAAATTTATTCAAATAATCTGTTATTAGAGAGAATGGTGCTTCAAAATTTATTGATGCAATTATTTTATCGAGTAAATTTGTTTTAATATCTTTGTCAATAAGAATTTTAATAGCTAATTTTGACCAGCCTTTATCTTTTGCTATCTTTTTTAATTTTTCTAATTGACTTAAGTTTACTTTTATATGAATTGGCGATATATCATTATCAATAAACTTATATTGTATGTTTTCTTTATTAAAATCTAATATATAAAACCCTTTTTGGTCTTCAATATCATTAAAGTCCATTTGAAAGGGATTACCGGCATATATTATCTCTCCGTTTGAGTATTTTCGTCGTTGTCTTTTATGAAAGTGACCAGATAATATAAGTTGAGATTTTAATAATAAATCACAGGATTCAATACCAGTGTCACATATTTTAAAGCTATTAAAATTAAAATTTTGAATTTCAAAGTGACCTATTAATAAGTCACATTTAGGTATCTCTTTTAACGGGGTTCCCCATGGACAGAACCCTACCTTTTTATCAAAAATAGTTAATATTGTAGGAGTATCAAATATAGTAATGTTAGATCTGTTGTTTAATATAGACAATGAATGTATATTTGAATTATCCTTATAATATACATCATGATTACCAGGAATCATAATTATTTCAAAGTCATTAAATAGATCTAATAAGGTATTTGCAAAATATAAAGATTTAACATTTATCTCGTCTCTATAATGGAAAAAGTCTCCACCAAAAATTAATTTAGTGGTCTCGTGTTTTTTTAGTTCGGATGTAAACCACTTCGCCCATTCGAATGCTACATCATGCCATTTTTCGTTATTTTGATGTATACCTATATGTAAATCAGAAAAGAATCCGATTTTCCTATTGCTATTCGAAGGCATTAATTGTATAACTCCTGATCGTAGTCTTTAGTGGGGCGTTGTTGGGCGAGTTCTTCATCTCTAGCCAAATTCCCATATATTTGCTCCTGATAATCACTAATAGTCTCTCTGTATTTTTTTTCTTTCTTTATTCTATTAATGAATGCGTGATACGCAATTGTAGTAAAATATGAGAAAGGGTTTGACGGTGAATCAATTCTAAATTTTTTATTTTTTACTGCAGCAATCATTTTTACGACAGCATCACCTATCATTTCATCTTTATAACTATAATTTATAAAATTAGGTGAATAACTTAATCCAACAGCTATCTTATAAACTGCTTCAGCTAATTCGTCAATTAAGTTATCAGTCACATAATAATCTTTTAAATTTTGTAAAAATTCTTTTGGATTAACATAATATGTTTTTTTATTAGGTTTTTTTGATTTCGCTCTTGGTTTCATAATATTGCGTAAAATTGTAATTTATATGCTCATTATCATATAATAATAAGCGTTGTTCGATGTGCCGCTTACCATAACGTAAGTTATCAGCGATATCAAATATTATAAGCTCTTTTTTATCGTTATGCAAGCGCAGGCCGCGGCCAATACTTTGTACTATTTTAATTTTAGCTTTACCGCCTCCTGCGAACATTATATAATGTAAATTTTTAATATTAATACCTGTAGAAAATATTTTCGAAATAGCTATAACTATTATATTATCTTCCATCTCCATTAATGTTTGTATTTTCTTACGTTCTTCTACTTGTACTTCTCCTCGTATGAAATATATTTGTTTATTTTTACAGATATCTTTTAATGTATTAAGTAATAATTCTCCGTGCTCTATATAATCTATTAAAATTAGTGCATTATTATCTAATTTATCTGAAAGTTTTGCTAATAAATTATTTCTAAAGGAGCTATTACGTATAAATTCATTTTCCTGTAAATAATATGTGTTAGAATTATTTCCATGGTATATCTCCGATGATTTCGCACTATAGTTTAATTCTAGGACCTGAACCTGGCAGGGGACAACATATTTTTCTCCTCTTAATTCATATGCTTTCTTTTCATATAATTGCGGTCCTATTTTTCCAAAAATATTCCATTTATCTAGGAAGTCGTCAGGTAGGGTACCAGTGAAGCCAAACCGATGTGACGTAGTAATTTTTTTAAGAATGTTATTTACTTTATTACCTCTCCTTACTTTATGTACTTCGTCTACTATTAAGAAGTCGATATGCTTTACCCACGAAATATCTTGTTTTGAGCTTTGTAATATACCTAAATTAGCTATAATAATATTACGAGATAAAATTAATTCATCTTTCCCTGTATATTTGGTAGTAGAAAATGATACACCGTATTGCTCGAAGTCAGATATTGTTTGATTCGCTAATCCTAAATCAGGTACAATGATCAATCCTTTAAAATTTTTACTATAATTCTTATAATAAAATTCTAACAAACCAGCCATGGTTAAGGTCTTACCACCAGCAGTTGCTAATATTATTGTCCCTCTACCTATATCAATGCATTTATTAATTATATCTTGTTGATACTCTCTATATTTTAAGTTTAGAGTATAATCAACAATATCATCTTTACGTAGTGTGGGTACTAATGAATTTTTTATTTCTTTTGAGAAATTGATTTTTATATCTTTTGTTTTGCAAAATTTTGCAACTTCTACTAGTAATCCAACGTCAGCTTTGCCTTGGTTAGTAATTACATAAGTTCGCGGAGGGACGAACCTGCCAAATCTTCTTTGAAAATGAGCTGCTTCGTTTTTTACACTAAAGTGTTCTCTGACAATATCTAACTCAGGACCTTCTAATACTGCTTGAGATTTTGAATTTAGCGTTATATCGATCATTGAGTTTCAAGCTTCATTAACTCAACTAAATTTTTTATATCATTTGTAGCGAAGCTTATATTTTTATATATATTTTCTAAAAAACTAATGATGAGGATTTCATTTTGAATTTTTTGATCTATAATCTTTATTTCTTTTTTATTTTGTACTGCTTTTTCTGCTATAGATCTATTTACACGTACGGGTTCTCTATCTTGATACTCTTTTATATATTCATCGATAAGAGAAGATCGTTTAAATTTAAAATTATTAAGTTTAATTTTATGATTAATTAATCTGGCGGACCATTTATGTTTATTAGCAACTAATTGTTCTTGAGTAGAAGTTACTCCTAAGCGATCAAGATTTGTATCTATACTCGCTTCGTCAACATATTGATTGATAATGTCACCAATCTCCATTTATTTATTATATTCTATTTTTAGAAAAGGCAACTTATTGTCTATTGAGCGATAAATATTTAATATGCCTCTTAAGTTATTTGATCAGGTAGTTACACAATACTTAACCGACAATACCGTTGCATCTGCGGGTGTGGGGGCGACGGGTGCTCAAGGTGCAGGAGAATTTACTACTGCTGATACGTATGCTCAAGGTGATGCAAGATTACCTAAAGTTTTAAGGGCTACTATAAAGCGTCAAGGTAAGGTGAAAAAGAGACAAAAAAAGAAAAAACTTGCAACGTCTAGCTAAGTGATAAGTAATTATATATGCCTAGTGCAGCCAAGCAGAAGGGTAACGTTTGGGAGCGAGAAGTCGCAAAAGATTTAAGTAAAGTATTTGATGAGAACTTTATTAGAGTTCCAAATTCCGGAGCCTATACTGGAGGCGCTAATTTTCACCGACTTGATCAATTAACTGAATCTCAAAAACGTATGATGAATGGAGATATTATGGTACCTCCGTGTATGTCTAAATTTAAGTTAGAATGTAAAAATTATAAAACATTTGACTATCATAAATTATTCACTGAAAATAAAACTTTAAATAAATGGATTAAGCAAGTAGAGAGTGGTAAGTTATGGTTTTTAATAATTAAGGTTACTAGAAAGGGTAGTTATATATTGCTTCATAAAGATATATCTTATTACCTCCGCTTTGAAAATTACTTGCGTTATACGGAAAATTATATTATAATTGGGTACGATAATTTTTGGAAGAGGAATGTAGATGCAATTAGAAGACTTAACGAAAATCCCCCACCAGAGTTATAAGCTACCTAATTCGTTTTTTAATATAGTAAATTTTACACCTATTATAAGCTTTATTAATAATTTATGTGTTAAGAAGGTATCTGATCTAAAATGTGATTTAAATTTTAAGAATTTCACTCATAAGAAATATATTTATCATTACTTTATATTACATACGTGTGAGGCACTTAAATTATTTAACGATAAATATAAGCCTGTTATTTATTTCGATACAAGCAATAATTTAAATAATGAATTTCTACCGGTACTCTCAATTTTCTTAAAGAATTTCCCAGTTTTAGTGATTCAGGATCATGATACCTTTAATAAATTTAAAAGTAGTTTAAGATGTCAAGGTAGAAGAGAGGAATTAGCAGTATATCTTATGCGCGAGCTTTTTAAGTTACAATCAAAGAAGTTTTATTTTAGCAAATTACAATATTTTTGTAAAAAATATGAACTTACATTTTTAGATAAAACATACTTCAATGACATAAGAAATAAGCTTTCGTTGCTATAAATAATTAAGATGAGTACGTTTCTTAAAAAAATTGCTGAATTAACTATAGGGCCTGTAGATAAAGAGAAGGAAGCCGAAAAAGCCCGAATTGCGAATGCTAAGCAAAAAGTAAAAGATGGTACTGCTACTGATCAGGAGAGAGAATTAGCAGATGCAGATACTAATTTAAATAAATCACTTACTCAAAAAATTAAAAAATCACAACAAAAGGTAACTTCAGAAGCTGGACCTGGAGACTTGACGCCACCTATAGGTGGGGCTCCTGCTGGTGTACCACCAGTTCCTGCAGGTATACCACCGGTTCCTGCAGCTCCGCCACCTCCACCACCGGAACCAGATCCACTAACTACAGAAGGTGAAACATTTTTAATAAATCTTGCACGTAAAGCGTTATTTGTAGATATTGATGATGTAGGATTATCCGACTCAGAGAGAGAGAGTATAACTAAAGAAGCCGAACCGGAAAACGCTAAAAAAGTCGCAAAGATTTTACGTAAAATTATTGTTGATTATGGCTTAAGTGAAAGCTTTCACTCTAAAGCAGATGTACTTCTCGAGGACTTAAAAAAAAACGGTAGAGTAGTCGTTCTTGTTCCTGGTAGTTTTAAGCCTCCTCATAAAGGCCATTTTGAAATGGTTAGGAGCTATAGTGAATCATGGCCGCAAGGTCAAGTTCATGTTTTAATCTCAGCTCCTTCAGCGAGAAGTGAGAGAAGAACAAAAGACGGTAGAATAATTACTCCAGACGCAGCATTGCAGATATTCGAACTATATGTTCGACCTCTTAATAATGTTACAGTTAGTGTCTCTGAGCATCCATCACCCGTCACCGCCGCATATGAGTCTCTTAAAACATTAGAACCTGGAACTACTGTTGTCTTAGGAGCAAGTAAAAAGGATAATGATTGGAAACGATGGTCATATGCTCAATCATGGACAGAGAAGGGAGGATTAGGTTTAAATATTCTCGATCCAGCAGAGACTGCAGTTGATGTTACTACTAATGCGACTGGAGAACCGTACAGTGCTGGTAATATTAGAGATAATTTTGATAACTTTGAGATGATACAGCATGATATTCCAGATCATGTTGACCCAGAACAAATAAAACAAGTATTTGACTCACTTTAAATCTCTTATAAAATTATAAAACTCTTGTCTTGTGAGATCAGTTTTATCTAAAAACGCCCCAGACATTCTAGCTGTTTTCATTGTACTATCATGCTTAACACCTCTTACACAAGCACACATATGATTAGCTTCTACTAACACTGCTACACCGTTATTTTCGTCACATACTTTATCTATATGCGTATGAATTTGCATAGTTAAATTCTCCTGTACCTGTGGACGTCTCGCAAACCACTCAACAATTCTATTCAATTTACTTAATCCAATTACCTTACCATCTCTTCCCGGTATATATGCTACATGCGCAACG